CTAAGCCCGAAGATAATGCAATCTTCAACTTCTCCATGATGTTTTTTAAGATCATATAAATATTCTCGTCTTATTTGTGCGTACGTTGGTGGTATGTTTGCATTTAAGTACGCCATACTTCACTACCAGATAATTACACCAACGATAAAACCAGCAACAAAACATACAATTTCTCTTCTGTTATGTAACTGCCAGACCATAAATTTGTCTTTGTATTGTTTAATCATTTATTTCCCCCCAATTGTTTCCGGACTCATAGTCCACTTTGTTTGGTACCTCTAGACTAACAGCATTTTCCATAATCTCAATAACTTTTTTAGCCTGCGACTCACTCTCTATAGATAAATCTAATTCATCGTGAATCTGTATGTGAGGTACAATTCCTTCTTTGTATAATTCTAACATAGCTTTCTTTGTCATGTCAGCTGCACTACCTTGAATTAATTTGTTTAATGCTTTGTATGTGTATGCTCTTCTTATCCCCGGTCCATGTTCCCTGAGTGCATCTTCGTGAGTCATAGCCTTATGCATACCAAAGCTATTAGGTTCCCATAGGTGAAACCGGCATAGTCGTCCTAGCAATGTACGGATTTGTCCACGGTCTTGTGCTCTGTTAGATGCTTTCTCCATCAGTTGTTTTACAAATGGTACACGTGCGTGATAGGTGTTAAATAATTCTGCAGCTTTTTCTTTTGTTACACCTAACTCTGCCTGTAGTTTAGCTTTACCCATACCATAGAATAATCCAAGGTTAATTGTTTTAGCTTGTGATCTAGGTATCTGTGCCATGTCAGCTACTGTCTGGTGAAAGTCTGAGTTAGAGTCTGTTTCGTATGCATCTACAACATCATATACTGATGGTAGTTTATACAATGCAGCGTAGTGCACAACCAAACGTGGTTCTTGTTGTGAGTAATCAAACACACCCCACTTACATCCTTCTTCAGGTATAAATAATGACCTTATCTTTGGTCCAAGATCTTTATTACGTGCAGGTATTTGTTGTAGATTCGGATTCTGGTAGGAAAACCTACCAGTTACCGTGCCACCCCCAGCGTTTCTTAATTGATTTATTTCTGCATGGATTCTACCCTTGTGCTCGTATCTAAGAATAGAATCTAAAAAAGTTGTGTGTGCTTTGTTTATTTCTCTTGCTTGTGCAATCATATTTACAACAGGATGTTTGTGTTCTTGTAAAAAATTTTTTGTAAAAGATGGTGCACTTGTCTTATCCGTCCTTGGGTATTCTAATCTTAATACATCAAATACATTTGCAATAGATCTTGCAGCCCATATCTGTGTGTCAATGTTTGTTTCTTTTTTTATTTTATGTAACAAAAACCTTTCATGAAACATTAATTCTTTTTTCATTTGATGTGCCTTTTCAATATCTACACGCACACCTTTAAACCTCATGTCAACCAGGCAATGAAACAAATCAGATTCTAAATCAAATATATCCTCCAGGTCCTGATTAATAATTTCTTTTTTCATCTCTTGCCAAAGTCCTAATGTTACTTCAGCATCACGTTCCGCGTATGCACCAACATGCATCGCAGGTAGTTTGTACATTTCTGATTTAGGATCTATACCCCATTCTTCTGCAGCCTCTGCAAGTGCAGCTTCGTTTTTACCATAACCAAGATAGTGCCATGATAAACTATTCAAGTCGTATCTAAATCTATTTTCATCAGTCAATGCTGATGCAATCATAGTGCAGGCTATGTGTCCGTTAATTTTAAACCCCATCGATCGCAACCAACACACGTCGTAGATTGCATTGTGAAATACTTTTGTTGATGTAGATTTTAAAATGTGTTCCAACCATTTTAAAACTTTTACTCTATCCATGTTGCCACCACCTTCGTGTGCTATTGGAAAGTATCCTTTATAAAAACTTGTAGCAACAGCGATGCCTATAACTTCACCATTACCAATTACAGAACCCGAACCTTTCTTTAAAAGGTCAGGATCTTTTGTCTCTAGGTCAATTGCTATTTCATCTACATCACGTAGGTCTGGAAACTCTGTAGGTTTTACCCATTCTGTCTGTGCTTCGAACTTAGGAATTTTCATTGTAATCCCTCTCTAGTATCATTTCTAAAAAATGTATTGCTTTCAATATATCTTCCTTTCCATTCTTGTCGCGATGACGAATGATGTACTTTATAGCACAACCTTCAGGATATAGCAATTCATTCTCAACTACAAACTTACTTGGTTGTATTTTATATTTTTGATAATGGGATCCTCCGTGTTGCTTATCCCAAACTTTCGATGTCATAACCTTTATCCTCCTGTTTTGCATTAAGTATATATAAGTTTTGTTTTGTACGTGTAACGCCGACATACCAAACACGTTGTTCTTCATCAGCTTTCTCCCAACTTTTTTCCATCGCCTCTCTTATCTTTTTTGTATTGTCTAAAATTAATAATACATTTTCTGCTTCGCCTCCTTTGGCTGCGTGTATTGTTGACAATTGAACTCTTGCAGGTTTTGATAATTCTTCTCCTGCTCGCAACATTTCTCGTATGTATAGACATTCTTCTGGATCAGCTTTAAATACATCAAACCATCTTTGTGTTCGTGAGTATCCCCATTCAAATAAATCATACATTCTTTCTTCTGTTGGTTCCTCTTCTTCTAAAAATTCAAATAAATTTTTACATTCTGATAATGATAATTGATCCCCGTTTGTCCAGCGCGTGTAATCTTGTATTGCTTTATACAACCTTGCTCTGTAACTTTTTCTACCTTTAAATTGATAGTAGATAGCGAGTTCTTGTAAGTGTGATTTAAGTTTAATTAGTCTGTCGTTTGTTCTAGCGAGCACCAACCAATTTCCCTGATACAAAGGCACGTCGTCCACATTCATGACATAATGCACTGTTCCTTGTTCTGGTCTTGCGGACCAATGTTTTTTTATTCTTCTTTCGTCAGGTATACGATTTAATATTTTATCTGCTATAGATTGTACCTGTTGTGGAACTCTGTAGGATTGTGGCAAAACTATGTCTTTAGCAGGTTCATCTTGAAATCGTTTAACATCTGCTCCTGCCCAGCCATAAATAGCTTGATCATCATCACCAGCTAGTATAACATATTTGGAGTTTTTCTTAATAATATCATACATTTTCCATTGTATTGGTGATAAATCTTGCGCTTCATCAACAAATATTACGTCATATTTTGGACACAATTTAGCCACATTAAATTTTTCAATCATGTCTGTAAAGTCGACTAACTTAAAAGCTTTTTTATAATTATCTAATTCCTCTTTTAAAATCTTTAATTGATGTTTATCTATATCTTCTGAATACATATCAGTATTATATTCCTCTTCAATTGATATACCTTTTATCCTAGCAGCGTTTATAATATTAAAATACTCGCTGTCAGAATCTACAAAGCCTGTCTTCTCTTCACCATTTGAATAGACTGTAACTTCTATGCCTAGTTTTCTACCTATATCTTCGTAATGTTCATCTTGTAATACTTGTGATTTTTTAAGACCTAGTGTGTTAAAAGCTAAAGAGTGTAGAGTTCTAAAATATTTTAAATCTTTTCTTTCAAAAGGTTGGTGATAATCTAACATTCTATCTATTGCTTCGTTTGCAGCTTTAGTTGTAAATGCAAAGTATCCTATCTTATCTATAGGTGTACCTAGTTTTAAAAAAGTTTTGACATACTTCAACAGCTTGGTTGTTTTCCCTGTTCCAGGAGGCCCGAGTATTTTTCTAATCACATTATCTCCGTGTTATGTTTTATCTTTGTGTGGTTAATTATAATGTCTTTAAACTCATCAATATCAATCATTACAATGTTTTTTGTAGGTGTATTGTATTTACCTTTTTCTTTTGTTGGATATCGTTTTTGTTCTAAAAATTGTATGTCGCATTGTTTATAGTTTATTTTCATCATGACCCCTGTTTTATCTTCACTATATTTCCAATTCTTAGATCTTAACTTGTCATAAAATTTATCAAATTTAAAATATGCATAACCGTCTTCAATTAATACTGTGCCTGATTTAAAACTAGCATCGTTCATAGCTTTTGGTCCATTAATTTTTGCATGTAATACATCATGTAATTTTTCTTTCGGCGATGTTCCTATTGGTGGATGAACCAATTTCTGTGTTTTAAATAATTCTTCTAGTACAGTCTGATCTTCGTCACCTTTAATAATTGGTGGTGGAAACCCTGCAGCTTTTGCTATAGCATTTCTACGTTTACGTTGATCATTGACATGTTCAATAGATCTACAGTGTACTGTTGCTGTACTGATACCGTCCGGTTTTGTAACATCAAATTCATACTCTGGTTCTGGATCTAAATCTATTTTTTTAAGATTAGTCAATACAGGATAATTACCTTTTGATCCTGCAAGAATACCAAATTTTTTCTTAACACATATGCCTCTTTTGCAGTGTTCACTTATTGGGCTTTGTGTACAAGTAAATCCTTTAAATTGTTTTGTCCACGATCTAACTTTTGCAGAAACCGTTTTATCATCCCAAGCATTTGCATGTTCGCCAATAAAATATTTGACTGGTGCATTTTTTACTTTCTTCTGCCAATCGTCTGGATATTTCATTTTAACAAAAACATGATAGTTATACATAAATCTATCTTTGCCATCAAACTTAGGGTCTTTCATTATTTTAGATAGATGCGCAAGACAAGGAGGTCCTTCGATAAATTCTTCATCAACACCTTCCATATCTTGTTTATCGATAGAGTCAGTTATTATTTTTAAATCTTCTTGACTCACTGTATTGTTTTCAATTACTTCAATAAATTGGTCAAACGTAAAATTAGTGCCATCTATGTTTATTGCAACACGCTCTGTTTTTTTAAAGTATGGTAAATTAATAAAGTTACCTTTGTTTAGTTGACCTGTATCATTATCTTTTGTGAGTTGTGTTTGTTTTGGAAATATTTCTGTGTCTGGTTTTAATTTAAATATTGGTAGTAAGTTACTTAAAAAAGATTTTATAAGTGAAGCGTCTATAAATTTATCTATAAACATATATAGATGTAGACCTCCGCTTTTAGACAACACCGGTATAAGAGGTAAATTATAGGTCTGTAATGTATCTATAAAAAATTTTCTATCAAAGTCTCCGTAATCACTTGGATCTATATCTATTACACCAAAACGAGCCTGTCCGTTTTCATTACACGGTTGAACACCTATTGATTGTGTACCTTCAAGGTGGTTTTTATAAATTTTATCGGTAAGTTGTTCGTCGTTCCATCGGTATATTGGCTTTTGCTTTCTGCTTTCTGGGTCTATCTTTAGTGTAGACATGTCTGCTACACCATAAGCTTGCCTATAACCTTCAAAAAATTTTATATACTTTTCATCCATAAACTACTTTCATGTGGGCCATTCAGTCTCCCTCCTGGCCCACACTGTGCACTTATTCTCTTAGAGAATTATATAATGCTGCTACTTTCCGCTGGTTTCTCTTCACCATGCTTCGCTTTCACTGCACCTTTAGAGATACTTTCAGAAAACGATTTAGCTTGTTGATAGACGCTTGCGTCAGTAATAGGGCCAATTTTACTAACTTCCCAACCAAACCATGTGCCTTTATCATTAGACATTTGAGTAGTCTTTAGTTTGTAAATGTGGCTAAAAGATGCCGGCGTATATAAACCGTTCTTACCTTTTAGTTTTATGCCCGACATCATTGAATTCCATTTTCTACTAATTTTTAATTGAGTAGATTTCATAGCAATCAATGCAGTCGATGGACTGTCGCCAGTTATGATAACAAAGTGCGATGCAGTTTTTTCGATATAATTACCATTAGGTAATCTATCTTTGTAGTTTGCATCTGGTTTTGTTTTAGACATAATGTCAGATGAAGAGTCGTAGATTGCAACTGGTGCACCTGGTCCTTCACCTCTGTCCTTCCATTCAATGTACTCTAGTTTATAAAAGCATGGAATAACATCTATACCTTTTACACCGTCGTACAAATCTCCAGAGACAGAATTGTAAATCATTCCTGGCTCTGCACCTTCGACATACTTACCATCACGTTTGTTAACTTCTGGTGAAAGTTGTCCAAGGATTTTAAGAAAAGGAAGAGCTAGATCTTCTTGACCTATTTTGCCCAAACCTTTTGCTGCATCTTCTTCAAACATATTTGAAGGAAGTGGTGCAGACTTTTTCTCTGTTACTTGGTTCATTATTATTTGTTCCTTGTTATTTTAGTTCTGTTGCTTGTGAACACGTTAAAAAGGTCAGAGGGCATATCGAGTCCATTTTCAACACGCTCTCTAACCAATGCTTTAAGTGTCATGGGTTCAACCTTTAATTTCTGGACTGGTTCATACCCTTGACCTTGCGCAAGGACAGCATATTGCTGTGCCTTATCGTCTTCGGAACGACCAAAAGCAACGGTTACCTCATTTTTAATAAGGTCACCTAGGCCATTCTCTCGAAGCCATTTATATGCTTCTTCCCTTTTATCTGCAGGTATTGAAGCACCATATACTGGTTTTACTTCTACAGAAGTACCATCAGCTAATTTTAATGTAGAGATATTCATCTCTTGCATCATTGTTGGTATTACCTCTGCAGAAACTAATTCTACTTTTCTTTTGAGTTCTTTCAACTCTTGTTCTTTTACTAGAAGTTCTTCCTCTAGACCTTGTAGTTTTACTACTTGATCGGACAGTTTTTTTGCATCATTTGCACCATCCAAATCTTCTCTTTGATCTTGTTCAAAATCAATCATCTATTTTTCCTTTCTCATGTAAGTTAATTTTAATTGGATAATAAACTCTATCTTGTTTATCCCATTTTAACAAGTTGTATTTGCCATTTGTCATCTCAGAAACAATAGAACATGCGACTCCAATAATTGCAGGATCACCTGTCAATAATAAATAATCTTCTGGAGTATAATCTTTTAAAAGTTTTCTTAATTTAAAAACTAATGGTCCAGGAGAAAAAATTATTTGTGAAAACTCTGGTAATAAAAACTGTATATCACCATATTCTTTTGCGCTCATAATG